CGTTCCATTTAGGAGCTACATTGCTGGATTTGGTGATGGTTCAGGTTCTGCTACTACTTACATGACTAACGAAGACACAGCGTTATCAAACAGAATGATTGAAGACGTTCTTCAACGTCAGCAAGTTGGTGCTGGATTCAAGCTTTACATTGACCGTGTATTTAGTGGTGGAACGTTGAGTGACACATTGAGTCGTTCAATCAGTTTTGATGCAACATTAACTTCTGCTTCTTTAGGTGTAAGTCCTGATGATGCACAAGCAGTTACTGTTAATTTCCGTCCTGCTGGAGTACCTTCTTTTGACTTTAGTAAGTCATAGAATACTGACGGAATAAGGAATGTTCCAATAGCCCCGTCTTGTACGGGGTTTTTTATTGTTTATTAGGTTAGAATAATAGCGTATAAGTTTTTACTATGACCACAAGCCCTAGAGCTACACGATCACCGTTAAGAGCTATTGATCGTTTAAAGAAAGCTGCAAATTTAGAAGCTACTAAAAAAGAAGTTGAACTTTCTGATGGCAGCATATTTGAAATGTGGGTAACACCCTTAACAATGGCAGAAAGAGAAAGAGCACAAAAAGGAGCTAAAAATGATGATGCCAATGAGTTTGCATTGAGATTATTAATGACTAAAGCTTGCGATGAGAATGGTGACAGATTATTTAAAGCTGGTGAAATTGATGTTTTGAAGAATGAGGTAAGAGATGCTGATCTTCAATCATTAATGCTTGCGGTTATTAATAGTAATGAAGATGACATCGACCCAAAATCCTAAGTGCGGAGATTCGTAAAGATAATTTATTGATGCTTCAATTTGGTATTGCCAAGGAGCTAGGTAAATCTTTAACGGAGATCCGTCAAATGACATTGGAAGAAATTTTAGGTTGGAGTGCTTATTTTCAAGTTCTTAACGAAGATCAAGAGAAAGAAATGCAAAAAATCCGTAGGAGTAGGTAAACTGTTGAAATACTAAGGAACATGGGTCGTGGCAGGAGCAGATGCAACCTTAAAAATTGATATTAATATTTCTCAAGTTGAGAAAAAACTTTCTAAGACAGAGCAGCGACTGAAAAAAGTTAAAGATTTAGCTGCTTCTTTAGGAAAAGCTGAAACTGCTTTGTTTGATGGTCGTTCTATCAAAGGTGGTAATAAAGCATTAGAAGAATTAGCTGGAAAATTAAAAGCAGCTTCACAATCAACTTTTAAGTTTGCCAATAATGTTGCTGGTTTAGATAAACAAGTTGGAAAATTACAGTCAGTAATTAGAAGTGCAAAAACAGATACAGATGAATTTAGAAATGCAATAGCGGCTGCTGAAAGAGCACAAATGTCTTTATTTAGAGCAAGAGGCTCTGTAATGAAGACAAGAGGTCAAGATTTAATGGGAGGTTTAACAGGTGATTTACCTGGAAAACTAATAGCTGATAGTTCTAGTGTTTTTAGATCAATAGATGCTTTAAGTAATTATCGAGATCAATTAACAAGAATATTTAATGCTGTAGAAATAGGAAGTCCAGTATTTAAGCAATTAGAAAGTGAAATTAAAAAAGTTAATGCACAATTAGAAAAACCTAAAGCTATAAAGACACCTAATATTACAAGAGGAATAGGTGGATTGGCTGGTAGAGAGCAAGGACTAAAAGAAGCAAAAAGAACGCAAGAAAGTATCAATGCTTTAAGTATTGCAAATATAAAAGCAACAATAGGTGTTAGACAAGCTCAATTTGCATATAACGCTGAGTTATTAAGATCTAAAGCAACACAAGTTGCTATTAATGCTGATATAAATGCAGCGAAAGGTTTATGGAGTGGTGTAACTAATGTCTTAAAAGGAATAGGAGGTTTACTAGGAGGAAAAGCTGGAAAATTAGGACAAGCTGCTGGAATTATTGGCGTTAGTGATGCTGTTCAAAGATTAATAAAAATAATCCCAGGTTTAAATCAAGCATGGAAACATAATATTCAAACAACAGCTCTTTGGGTTCAACGTGCAACAGAAGGTATTACTGCTGTTAGTGTTGCTTATCAAGGATTAAGTACGTTATTAGGAGGAGCTGGATGGGTTATTGGTGCGGTTAGTGGGTTTAAACGATTTGAATCGCAAGCGGCTGAAAGTATATGGAATACAACGAGAGCTGTAAAAAATTTTTATGAATCAATTAGTGCGATGGCATGGATGATGCAAGGAAAAGGTGGAACGCCTGGTGGTGTAGGACAACTGCTTAAAGATATGGCTTTAGGAGGTGAAGAACGACAAGAAAGTAAAAGATATGCACAACAAGGCCCAACAGGAAAAGAAATGATCCAAAAAGATTTGGATCTTCAAATAACAAAGTTAAAACAAAGAAATCTAAATGAAAAAGATTATATTCAAATTTTACAACGTAAATTCCAACTTGAACGTCAATTAAGAAGAGAAAACAGAAAAGAACAAGTAATGCAAGTCAAGGCAGGACAGCCTTTTGAAGAAGTTTTTGAAAAAGAAATCAATGCTTATAAGAGTAGAGTTGAGCAAAAAATATCAGCAGAAAAAAGAGCAGAAAATCAAATACGTTCTGAAAGAGCAAAAAGAGCAAAAGCAAATAAACAACAATTAATGGATGAATTAAAGGATATAAAAACAGCAGAAAAAGAAGAATTAGCAAAAATCAATCGAGTAATGGCAGCAGACGCAAAGGCACATAAAAAAGCTCTTGATATGGAGAATCAACGCAGGAAAGCAAGAAGGGACAGGATGGGACGGCTAGGCGAAAACTTGATGTTAGGTGCAGGTTTCCCAATGTTGTTTGGAGGAGGAGCTGGAGCTGTTGCAGGTGGAACGATTGGAGCTTTAACTCAAAGTGCAATGGGATCAGGAGGCTTTGGAGCACAAATTCTATTTAGTGCTTTAGGTCAACAATTTGATGCTTTTGCTAAAAAGACTGCAACTTTAGGTCAAGCATTTACTGCGTTAGATAAAGACACAACTCCATTACTTGAAGCATTAGGAAAAACAGGAAGTGAATTTGAAAAACAAATTCAAACTTTAGAAAAGCTAGGTCAATCAGAAAAAGCTTTTGCTTTAGCTAGAGATGAAATGATTAGATTAGTAGGCACAGAAGGAGTAAATTCTTTATCTGAATTTGGAGAAAACACAAAAGAATTAACTAATTCATGGAATAGATTTATGACTCAAGTAGGAGCTGGATTAGCTGGTCTTGTTAATGCTGCTGGAATTTTAAAAGGTTTAATTGACGGATTAGATAATCAAGCGTTATTAAATAAAGCAATGAGGAATGAAGGAGGAGATCAGAAATTATCAGATATTCAAAGTCAAATAGATAGATATAGCTTACCTGCTGATGATCCTATGCACATTAGGATGGGAACAAAAGATTTTCCATCATTAAAAGATTTAACTAATCAATTAAGGGAACGTCAAAAAATACTAGAAACTCAAGAAGTTGAAAAAGCAAATGAACAAATAATTCAAGCTTTAAGAGTTGGATCGGTAGCAGCCACAGTTGATGAAATTAAACATTTAGAAAGATCTTTAGCTATAGGTGTTGAACGTGCAGATAGAGAAAAAGAAGTACATGAAATATTAAAAGAACAAGGTCTGTCTTTATTAGAAATGACATCGACAGAAAGAGATCGTGTTAGAACCCAATTAGAAACAAGAGATCAATTAAAAGAACAATTAGAGATGTGGAAGCGAATCAAAGACACGATTGCTGGTGGATTAACAAATGCAATCATGGGATTAATTGATGGAACTAAAACTTTAGCTGAATCTTTAGCTGGAATATTGAAACAAATAGCTCAAATATTGATACAAAAAGCTTTGACAAGTTGGATTGGAGGAATGAATTTCGGAGGAGGAGGGGTAACAACAGGTTCTGTTTCAGATCTAGCTCCAGTTGCAGTTGCAGCAGAAGGAGCTTATTGGAAGAATGGAATAAAAGGATTCTCTACTGGAGGTTTAGTCACTAGACCTACTCTTGGCCTTATAGGAGAAGCTGGAGAGGATGAATACATTATTCCTGCTTCTAAGATGTCAGGAGCAATGGATCGTTACTCAGCAGGTGCTAGAGGCCAAGCAGTCATTCCTGGTGGTGGAACGGTTTCTTCTGGTAGTGGTGTTAG